AGCGATAACAGGAAGTGTGTCTGGTGCAACAGCTAATGTGACTGGGGTTACTCAGATTGCAGACTCTTCTTTGATGGGAAACAATGCAGTAGTAAACTCTTTTGCTGGTATTGTTAACGGTGCAATAACTTCTCTTTCAGTTATTGACTCAGGATTTGCATACCAAAACGGTGAATTAATTACACTTCAAATTGACTCGAATCAATTTGTTGCTACAGGATATGCTAACTTGATAAACCAGGGTACTGGTGAAGGTTACTTTAAATCTACAAGAGGGTTCTTGAACAGTGATAAATACATTCACGACGGAGAATTTTATCAATTCTTTTCATATCAAATATCTACAGATATTCCTCTTGAGATGTATAGCGATACACTTAAAAAACTAATGCATGTTGCCGGTACCAAGCTATTTGGTAATGTTACAAAGGTATCGAACGTTAATGTCACAATCAAATCATCTGGTGTAGAGATAGACACATGAGCAAACTAGTCACAAATAACATTAAACTTTTCAATGTTGATCAGTTTATTGAATCATTTTCAGAACCAAACTTTAATATCTACTATTATTTTATTGGTAACCCTCTTCCTTTCACTGATGATAACTTACCTCCTATATTGTTCGATAATGTTCAAACAACATTTGTAGATCCGTATGAAAATATGATATATGGTAAAAGAATTACATCATCAGATATTGTTCAGATGGCACCGAGACACGATTGGGTGTCAAATACATTTTATTCAAAGTATACACACGATGATGAGGATTTACTAGACTCAAATTTTTATGTAGTATCAGATGAGGGATCATCTTATAGTGTATTTAAATGCCTTGATAATAATAACGGATCTGCTTCAACCTACCGTCCAAGAATTTCTGAAACTGCTGCTGATGATGACTTTTATTTTACAACAACTGATGGATATCAGTGGAAGTATATGTATTCCATTACAACTGCACAATATAATAAGTTTACTACAGCTTCTCATATTCCAGTTTTTGTTAATGCAAACGTGGTTGCTAATTCTGTGAGTGGATCTATTGATAATATCTCACTATTAAGTGGTGGCAACGGGTATTCGTCATATACAAATGGTTATTTCCAAGAAGTCAGAGTTGGTGGTAATCCATTGATATTTGCTATTGATTCAACCACTGCATCATCCAATGCTAACTTCTATATTAACAGTGCGTTAAAGATAACCAGTGGTACTGGTAGTGGCCAACAAAAGGTTATCACAGGGTATACGGTAGCCGGTTCAACGAGAAGGGTTGTAATTGATTCGGCCTTTTCTGTAACACCAACTACATCTTCGTTTTACGAAATTACACCTCTAGTTCAAATTACAGGAGATGGGTCTGGTGCACAGGCACGTGCAATAGTTAATAGTTCTAGTAATTCAATCAGTAGTATTGAAGTTGTTGAAAGAGGAAGTGGGTACACGTTTGCTTCAGTTGTAATAACAGGCAATACCGGAATCATTAACGTTGCAACAAGTACAGCAATCACTGCCAACAATGCAACAGCCAAAGTAATTATTAGTCCAAAGAACGGACACGGCAGCAATGCAGCTGCAGAACTTGGTGCTCGATTTGTTGGTATCAGTACTACTTTTGATAGCTCTCTCTCAGGATCAAAAGTAGTTGATGAGAATGATTTTAGAGTAGTTGGAATACTGAAGGATCCGTTGTTTTCCAACGTTGTTTTAACAATTAGTTCATCTACTGGTACCTTTACGGATGGTGAGTATGTTTATCAGAATCCATCAAATACAGCAAATGCATACGGAATAGTATACTCTGCAAATGATTCAGTTGTTAAGTTAACCAACGCATATGGTTTCTTTGTTACAGGAAACTCAACCGTTGGCTTATTGACTGGTAATACTAGCGGATTTACCGCTGTTTGTGATTCATCTACTCAACCAACAACCTACTTTGATCAAACATTCAAGGTTGTTGGTAGTCTTCAATCAGCTCAAGATTTTATAGAAGATGAGGTTGTAGTCCAGAACGAAAATGCAAATGCCTTTTACTACTCCTCTAACAGTACTGTTGTAAGATTAGTCAACAAAAAAGGAACAATCAATCAAAGCGAGGCTGGTGGCACGCAGTACTATATCACAGGAGCTAATTCTGATGCTCAGTTTTTGGTTTCAGGTACTGTTCCTTCAGATCTCGTGAAGGGTACGGGAGACGTTATATATATTGAGAACTTCACACCAATAACCAAATCAAATGGCCAAACAGAATCAATCAAATTGGTTTTAGAATTTTAATAGAGGAATAAATGGCACTTACTACTGATTTCAACGTATCTCCTTACTTTGACGACTACAATGAAGAGAAAAACTTTCATCGAGTTTTGTTTAGGCCAGCTGTTCCTATTCAAGCAAGAGAGCTAACACAGCTTCAAACAATTCTCCAAAATCAAGTTGAGAGATTCGGGGACAACATTTATAGACAAGGTACAATCATTAAAGGTTGTAGCCTTAATTTTGACTTCAACTATACCTATATTAAAATCAACGACTTACAAGTTGATGGCCAGACAACTCTTGTATCGGACTATGCAAATGGATATGTACAGGACTCGGTAAACCTCAAAGCTGAAATTGTTAATTTTGTACAGGGATTGGAGTCGCAAAATCCTGATCTCTCTACTTTATTCATTAAATATATTAGTACAGGCACAGGTGGTAAGAAAAAATATGCTAATGGCGATGTGTTGACGGTTTTTTCTAGAAACTTTTCAATACAGGATATCACAGTTGATTCAGCTGGTACATTGTATAACAATACAGATGTTATTGTTTTCACTAGCAACACTGGTACCGGTGCTTCTGCTAACCTTGTGACTTTTGCAAATGGATCGATTAGAGATGTTGTTATTACTGATGGTGGATCTGGATATTTGACTGCACCTACTCTTACAATTACAACTTCAACTGGATCATCTGGAGCTCTAACAGCTCTTAATTATATTGCACAAATAAGAGTTGCTAATTCCTCTTTCGCAGCTCCTGTTGGCACTGGCTCTGCTGTGACCGTTGGAGATGGTATCATATATCAAAGAGGTAATTTTGTAAGGGTTGAAGAACAAACAACAATTATTAGTAAATATACAAACCAACCAAGTAACGTTGCTCTTGGGTTTGTCACAAATGAATCTATTGTAAACAATAGTGTTGATTCTACTTTACTCGACAATGCTCAAGGATATAGCAACTATACTGCTCCCGGAGCTCATAGATTAAAATTATCTCCTACACTAGTTTCAATAACCACGGCTAATGCAGCTTCCAATTCTGAATTTTTAAGTATCTTGGAATTCCAGAATGGAAGCATAACAAAGAGAAGAACAGGTACAGAATTCAACTCGGTAGCTTCGGAGTTTGCAAAAAGAACAAGAGAAGAGAGTGGAAATTATGTTGTTAATCCATTTTCAATTTACACAGAAGAAAAAGCAAGCAACACCACACATTTAGATTTATCGGTTAGTTCTGGTATTGGTTATGTTGATGGATTTAGATCTGAAATTACAGGAACTATTCGTGTTCCTGTAAGAAAGGGAACAAACACAATAACAAGTAATAACCAAACAATAAGTACAAACTTTGGTAACTACGTGGTAGTAGATCAGGTTCTTGGTAATTTTGATTTTTCAACCGGATCAACAATTAACCTAAGAGATGCTGCTGGAACCGATGTAACTGATAATTTTGGTGGTGATCCAACTTCTCCTGGCTCAATAATTGGAACAGCAAAGGTAAAATCTTTTGTATATGAGTCAGGTACACCTGGCACGTCTTCATGTAGATACAGAATTTATTTGTTCAACATCAGTATGACACCAGGCAAAGTTTTTGGCCAAGTTAGATCTCTTCAAGTTTCTGGCGGTGTTGCTGATATAGTTTTAGAAGATGGTATATCAGTACTTAAAGAAACAAGTTTTGATACATTAATTTTCAGCTCGGGGGCTAATGCAGTTAGCTTCTTTTCTAACGAGCAATTTATTTATAGAAAAGTTTTATCTTCTACTATCCTTGCATCGGGAGTAGCTTCTGTTGGTTTAACTGGTTCTGAAGAATTCCCATATACCGCATCAAGCACATTAAATGATACACAGGAAAGAGAATTTGTTGTTATTCCATCAGCTAATGCTTATTCCACAACAAATCTTTCTGGTACAGTATCCACATCTGGTAATGTGGTTACAGGTGTAGCTACTTCATTTATTTCAGAATTAGATGAGGGTGATTATATCAAGTTCTCAGGTAATAATGATTTTTACAGAGTTAGTACTATATCATCCGACATATCAATGTCAATTCAGGGAAGTACTGGTCCTGCTGTTTCAGCTAACACTCTTTCTTTTGCTTTTCCTAAAAATGTTCCTATCCGACTAGATAGAGGTAATGCAAACGTATCAATTGATAGTAATGGAAATACTGCTTCAATTTTTGTTGGAAATACAATAAATGGATCCACATCTGCTACTGTTTATTTAAATTCAAAAGTAGATGGTGCTAGTCCAAAATCCAAATCAGTTACAAAAAGCGTGTATGTTAAATTATCTACCGATAAACTAACTTCGACAACAACTGGTCCATGGTGTATTGGTATTCCAGATGCATTTAAATTAGTCGCGGTTTATGTAGGATCCAGTAACACATATTCTAATTCTACGACAAATCGCGCTTCTAGTTTTGAGTTGATAACAGGTCAAAATGACAATTTTTATGGTCTTTCATATATTAGAAAGAAACCAGGTAGCTCATTAAACCTCACTTCTTCAAACTCTTTACTTGTTAGAGTGGATATATTCACACACGGATCTGGATATTACCTTTCAACTGAATCTTATCCTGTTGATGATGCATCTACTTCACTTCCAGCAAACAAGATTAGAACTGAGGACATTCCTTATTACAGATCTCCAAAAAATAACAAATATTTCAATTTGAGAGACTGTATTGATTTTAGACCAATCACAGCCAATACGGCAAACGCTGCCGCGACTTCAGTTGCCGGCGCCACAGTTGATCCTTCTTCAACAGAGAATCTATCTGGTACATTATATTTTCCAACTCCAAATGAATCATTTGAAGCGGATATAACCCATTTTCTGAGTCGTGTAGATACTGTTGTACTTGATGCTTATGGTAATGTGTCTGTGGTTGAGGGTATTCCTGACGAGTCTCCAGTCGCTCCAAGAGCAACAGATGGTACTATGAAATTAGCTACTGTAATTGTTCCACCATATCCCTCCCTTTCTCCAAAAACAGCTACTCAAGCACAGAGGTTTGAATATAGTACTCTTATCCAAAATGATCAGATAAGAGGATACACTATGAAAGATATCAAACAAATTGAAGATAGGATCAACAGAATTGAGTACTATTCATTGTTAAACACTTTAGAGAAAAGTGCGAGTGATTTAATTATTCCTAGTGAAGCAAACAATCAGTCGTCTAGATTTAAGAATGGATTTTTTGCGGAATCTTTCTCTTCCTATGATATATCAAATGTAAATGATCCTGAATATTCTATCTATGTTGATACAGTTACTGCAACCGCTAGACCTCAGATAGAGAAAACAAGAATATCTCTCATTGCTAATACATCTGCTTCTTCTAATGTCTCATTCAAAGGAGAGTATGCCTTATTAGAATACACAGAAGCATCATTTATAAACCAACCAATAGCTAACAAAACAAGAAATCCAACTCAGTTATCGTGGAGCTTTAAAGGCAATGTGAGATTATTTCCAAAATATGATGATTACTATGACATTCAAAAGGGTAGTGTCAATATGACGATTGATCTAGCTACTCCACTGAATGCACTGACAAAAGCAATCAATGATAATGTATCTTTCAAGAAAGATTCTCAACAAATCAACGTTGATGTTGGAGCAACAACGACTAGAATAGCTGCTACACAAAATAGCGGTGGAATTGATGAAAGAACAATTACTACAACTACTACTACAGTTACAAACCAGCTGGTTCCAGGGGATACTATTAGTAACACTCAAGAAGTTGGTGAGTTTTTAACAGATTTTGGATTGAAGCCTTATATAAGATCACAGTGGATAACATTTGTAGCTACAGGACTCAGACCTAATGCTACTCATTTTGTTTTCTTTGATAAAGTAAATGTATCCAATAACGTGAGACAAGCTGAGAGCTCTAGTATAAGTGTAATGGATCCACGTGGTATAATGTTTACTTCAACTACAAAATTCAAAGGACCAACAGGAGCTACCATTGTTTCTGAAAGCAATGGTGTTATTGTTGGTGCTCTTTATATTCCTGAAGAAACCTTTTTTGTTGGAGATAGATCTTTCATTGTTTCAGATTCTGATAATTTAGATACCACTGAAACATCTATATCTGCAGCAAAAACATCGTTCAATGCATACAATTTTTACAAAAATAGTGCTCAACTCACAACAACTACCAAAACTCCCGGAACTATAACCGCTCAATCCAATACAAGTGTTGATGTTCAAAAAACTATAGAATCTATCAATACACCTCAACTACCTAGAGGCGGCGGTGGTGGTGGCAAAGATCCACTTGCTCAGACATTTAACATTGATAGATCTGATACTTCTGATGGTGTATACATAACATCAGTAGATTTGTTTTTCAAAGCAAAAGATCCAACTTTAGGAGTATGTGTTCAGCTTAGAGAAACCAATAATGGTTATCCATCTCCAGTTGTAGTTGGTGAAGCTTTTGTTCCAAGTTCATCAATTAATACAAGCAATACAGCTGCTACTGCTACAACTGTGACTTTTGATACTCCTGTGTATGTTAAAGCTAAAAAAGATTATGCTATTGTTATTATTCCAGATCAGTTTTCTCCAGAGTTTCTACTATGGGTTGCAGAAATTGGTGTACCTGACATTGCTAATAATAGCCTCTTGTCTACTTCTAACTGGGGATCTGGTTCATTATTTTTATCACAAAATGATTCAACATGGACCCCTTACCAGGGTGAAGATTTAAAATTCAAGGCTTACATTGCAAATTTTAATAAAACTTCTGGTACTGTTGTTTTTGAAAATGCACCACATGAATTTCTAACTTTGTCAAATACATCAGGTTCATTTGTACCGAGTGAAGAAGTTGCTCAGAAATCCAATACGTACCTTTCTGGAACATTCACAGCTAACACATCTAGCGCTGTAGTAAATACATCAAGTTCACAGACAAGTGCTGTTGCTGTTGGTGAATATGTTTTGATTGTTTATGCAAATAATTCAGTAGCAAGAACTGGAACTATTAACGTTAGTAGCTCCTCAACAACAAACGTTACGGGGAACGGTACAGATTTTGTAAATGAATACGATGCAGGAGATTATCTACTAATTAATAACACGCATATTAGAGAGGTGGTGTCTATTACAAATAGTACATTCCTGACTATAGATGCAGCACTACCATCTTCTTTGTTAACCAACACTCATGCTGGGGTTACAGAATCAATTCAAATAGCAAGAGTAAATGCTGCAAACTCATCAACAATTACTTTAAAAGACAATCCTCTTTACATTATAGATGGAGGCACTACAAATTTTGGAGCAATACAAAAAGTTGTTAGAGCAACTGTTGATGTTATTAATAATGATGGAACAATTGTTTTAAGAGAATCTACTGCCTCAAATTCAACATTTAAGTTTGAAGCATCTAAAAATATTGTTGGTGAAATATCTCAAGCAACAGCAACTATTTCCAGTGTAGATAATAAAACTGTTAATTTTACTGAATCCTATTTGAGATACATCTCTCCTCCTACAAACTCCGTAGGACTTATACAAAAAATAGATGCGGTATCAGAGACTGCTGCTAATACATTGATGTCTGAAGGTATTTCAAACAATTTAAGATATGAAGGTCAAATTAAATCAAGAAGTAATGAAATAGCAAGTGGTTCGAAATCATTCACCCTTTTTGCTAATCTTACAAGATCAAATACTTTTATTGGACAATCTCCTGCTGTTGATACGTCTCCAGCAAGCATTATTACATTAGAAAATATTATTAATAATGATGATACAGGTGAGACAACCAGATATGGCAACTCATTAGTTAGATATATTTCTAAGAACGTAGTATTAGCTGATGGGCTTGATGCTGAGGATATGAAAGTATACATCACAGCTTATAAGCCATCTACATCTAATATATTGGTGTATGCAAAGATTTTATCAAGTGATGATAATACTTCATTTGATGATAGGGACTGGACAGAGTTACAGCAAGTTACAGAAAGTAACCTATACAGTGATTCTCTTAATGATAAAAACTACATTGAGTATGAATATGGGTTTCCTTTGACTCCTCCATCTTCTGCTGTCGTTGGTGTTATAACATCATCAAGCAATACTACTTTGACTGGTTCTGGTTCATCATTTAGTTCTTCATTGGTTGCTAATGATGTTGTTAAGGTCGTTCAATCTAATACCTTGACTGGATATGACATTGCAGTTGTTGATGCTGTTGCTAATAACACAAGCCTCACATTGAAAGCTAACACTTCTTTTAGTGGCATTGCTTCTTTGCAAAAGGTTACACAGCCCGGTGCAGCTTTTAAGTATAATAGAGAAAGTAATGTAGTTACATATCTTGATAGTTCTCGTGGTCGCCATTCAACATATAAGACTTTTGCTATCAAAGTTGTTTTAATTTCAAGTTCTACAAAATATGTTCCTATCTTAAAAGATATCAGGGCTCTTGCTGTATCGATCTGAGGAGTTATACTGTGATCAAAACTGAAAAGGAAAACTTTTTGAGAGATACCACAAATCATGCGTTAATAAATACCAATGTTAGCGCATACAAACAATATGTTCAGCAGCGTGAATCTCAGAAAAAAGTTATGGATATTGAGAGCGAGGTGACTTCATTGAAAAAAGATGTTACTGATATAAAAGAGATGCTAATGATTTTAATTAAACAAAACAGTAAAGAGAACTAACAAATGGCTCTGGCTACCTCAAATGTAAACACAGTAACCGACTCGTTTCAAAATTGGATTGATAAAACCAATGAGTTACTTGCTGCATATTCTACAACAATCGTTACAACAGCTGCTAACAGTGAAGGTGGGTCTACTACTGGTAACGGTACTGTAAATGGTATATTCACAGCAAACTCAGTAACAGTTAATGGTAACACTACTTTTGGTCTTAGAGGTGGTAATACAACAACAGCAAATGTTCTCTATATTACAAGTAATGTATCGATTGGTAACACCTCAGTAAATACTGTCTTCTCAACAACTACAATTGACACTGACTTACAGTTGACTGTAGCTGGTAACACTACTCTAAGTGGTGCACTACAAACAATATCAGGTAATGCAAATTTTGACTCTGGTGTCCTTTTTGTTGATGCGACCAACAATAGAGTTGGTATCAATAATACTGCACCCGGTGTTGCATTTGTTGTAACAGGAGCAGCTAATGTATCTGTTTCAGTAAACTCTGCATTACTAACGGTTGGTACATCATTTATTGCAAATAATACAGGTGCTTTTCATACTGGTGTAGTAAATGCTGGAAGCTTTACAACTACTGGCTTAGTTGCAAATGCAACTGTAATTGTACCAACATCCAATACAGTACTACTTGGTAATTCAACTGGCAGATTCATTATTTCAGCAAATACTGGTAACTTCAGTGGTAATGTTGTTATCACAGGAACAGCAAATGTATCAAGTACGTTGAATGTTACAGACAGCGTTGTCGTTAATACGTTTGCAACATTTTTGACTTTCGCAAATACCGACATGGGATCCAATACAACGGCAAGTTGTACTGCTATAAGTTTTCCAAAGGCAAGTTATCAATCTGGTGAACTTTTAGTTTACACAAATAAGGGTTCTGAATATCAGATCACAAAGATTTTATTTGCCCATAACGGTACCGATGTTAACCAAACCATATACGGTACTCTTGTGTCACCTTCGAGTTCGTCTGAACTGGCAAATAATATAACCTTAACTGTAAATGGAGCTAATGTAGACGTCAATTTAAGGCAGAGGGTTAGTAACTCTTCTGTTAAGATTCTTGCAAATATGCTTATTTAAGAATAGCTAATGTCTACAGCAAACAGTAAATTAAAAATAGACTTCGGGTATGACTCGTATGGAAATAGTAATATTCAAGGAAACTTGGGTGTAACTGGTGACCTTTCAGTTAATGGAAATCTTGCTTTTACAGGTACGACTGTTGGTAACTTTGTTCCTGACGCAGATCAACGCAATCTTGGTAATACAGTCAATAGGTGGAATTTGATTGGATACGCTGCCAACTTAGCAAGCACCCTGACAGTAACAGGCGCAGCATCTCTTCTAGATACTTTGACAGTTTCCAAAACTATAAGTGGTGGTAATACAACTATCACAGGTTTTGCTAATGTAACTACTAGCGTCAATTCAGCACTGCTAACAGTTGGTACATCATTTATTGCCAACACAACTGGTGCTTTTCATACCGGTACAATCAACTCATCATCATTCACAACTTCTGGTTTAGTTGGTAATACAACTGCATTAGTTGCAACATCAAATACAATACTACTTGGTAATAGTACTGGTAGATTTGTATTGTCAGGTAATACAGGTGACTTTAGTGGTCAACTATCAGTATCAGGTAATGCAAGTATTTCAGGGAATACAACACTCAGTGGTGAATTGCAGACAATATCAGGCAACGTTAATTTTGATTCTGGTACATTGTTTGTCGATTCAATTAACAACAGAATCGGTATAGGCATATCCACACCAGCTGTTAGTTTTGATGTATCTGGATCAGCAAATGTGTCTTTGGGAGTCAACTCCTCTTCATTTACCATTGGATCTAGTCTAGTAGCTAACACGACTGGGGTATACCATACAGGTACAGTTAATGCAGCTAGCTTGACTGTTGGATCAAATTTTGTAGCAAATAGCACAACTATAACATCTACTGGTATTGCTAATCTTACCAACTCTACTTCATCTATCCGAGTTGGTAACTCTAGTGTAAACTCTTTTGTTAACTCCTCATCTGTTCTAACAAGTGTTGGTGTTTTTAACACAAGTGCAAACGTTGGATCCAATGTTGGTGTATCAACATCAGGTATTCAGATAGGAAATAGTACAGCTAATTTAAACGCTAATTCTACTTTAATATCAGTAGCTAATAGTTCATCAACTGCAAACATATCCCCAACAGGATTCGTTGTTGGTTCGTTTAACGCCAACAACTCTACAATGACAGTCAACGTTGGTAGTTTTGTGATTGGAGCAAATGTTGGTTCCAATGTTAATTTAACAACAACTGATCTACAAATTGGTAACAGCACTTCAAATATATTTGCAAATTCAGTTTTAATCAAGATATCTAATAGTTCATCAACAGCAAATCTATCATCTTCAAGTTTAACAATAGGATCTGCTATTGTTAATAGTACAGTTCTAACAATGACTACCGGTAACTTTAGTACTGGTGCTAATGTTGGTGCTAATGTTAATTTGACTACGGTTGGATTACAGATTGGTAACAGTAGTGTAAATACGCAAGTAAATTCAACATCGTTATCAACCAATACTGGAAACTTTAGTTTAGCAGCAAACGTTGGTGCCAATGTTAAGTTGACCACAGTAATTTTATCAATTGGTAACAGTACAGTCAACTCGACTGTTAATAGTACTACATTCTTCACGACAGGTATTGCTAATGTTGGTACATCTGTAAATAGTGCAGTGTTTACGGTCGGTACATCATTTGTTGCTAATACAACTGGTGCGTATCATACTGGTGTTGTGAATGCAGCAGCAGTGAACGCCGCTAGTTTAACAGTTGGATCCAACTTCATTGCAAACACAACAGGTACATATCATACTGGAACAGTAAATGCTGCTAGTATAAATGCAGCAAGTATTAATATTGGGTCTGGTTCGTTAATTGCAAATTCAACAGCAATAGTTATTGCAGACCCACTGACTGCAAATGGTACTACCGGAACATCAGGTCAAGTCTTAATATCTAATGGATCGTCAGGTTCTCCTTATTGGTCAACAACTGGACCGTCTATTACCGACGATACATCAACAAATGCAAGTAGGTATTTGTTATTTGCTAATCAAACATCAGGGACACTTACAGCAGGATATGTTTCAAGCACACAACTTACTTTTAACCCCTCAACTGGAACATTGACTGCTCCTCTTCTTGCTACTTCTTCTGATAAAAGACTCAAAACAAACGTAAATACTTTGAATAGTTCTGTTAGTGTTGTAAGTCAATTGCGTGGTGTTTCTTTTGATAGAATAGATAGCGGTGTACGGGACTATGGTGTGATAGCTCAGGAAATTGAAGAAATTATTCCTTCAATTGTTCATCAAGATATAGACGGATACAAATCAGTTTCATATAGTAGTATCATTGGTTTTTTGATTGAAGCGATCAAGGAATTGAAACAAGAAATAGATGAGTTAAAAGATGTCAACAGCAAATAGTAAATTAAAAATAGACTTCGGGTACGACTCATACGGTACCAGTAACGTTCAAGGGGATTTGAATGTAACTGGTTCATTATCTGTTGGAGGCAATCTTGCTTTCAGTGGCACTACGGTTGGTAACTTTATTCCAGATCAAGATCAGCGTAGTTTAGGAAACACTGTTAATAGATGGAATTTGATCGGATACGCTGCCAACTTGGCAAGCACCCTGACAGTAACAGGCGCAGCATCTCTTCAAGATACCCTATCTGTCACGAGTACAATAAGTGGTGGCAACACAACAATCACAGGTTTTGCTAATGTAACTACTAGCGTCAATTCTGCACTACTAACAGTTGGTACTTCCTTTATTGCAAACACAACTGGTATGTATCATGTTGGTACATCAAACGCTTCGTCAATCACATTGAGTAACTCAAGTGTCATTGGTATTGTAACTGCTAACATATCTGGGATATATCCATCATCTAACACTGCTGGATCTGAACTGGGAACATCATCAAGACGTTGGATTATAAGTGGTAACACTGGTAACTTTAGCGGACAAATGACAGTATCAGGTACTACTACATTATCTGGTAATGCAACGTTGAACGGCACTCTACAAACAATATCTGGAAACGTCGATATTGATTCTGGTGTATTGTTTGTTGACTCGGTTAATAATAGAGTAGGTATCAACAATACAGCACCCACTGTTGCTTTGTATGTGGTGGGATCAGCAAATGTTACATCTTCTGTTAATTCTGCAATATTAACTGTAGGTACTGATTTTGTTGCAAACACAACTGGTGTTTATCATTCCGGAACGGTAAATGCACTAAGTCTTACTGTTGGATCTAATTTTGTTGCTAACAGTACAGCTTTGACCTCTGACGGAATTGCTAATCTTACTGCTGCCACATCTTCTTTGAGAGTTGGTAACAGTTCTGTAAATTCATTTGTCAACTCTTCAACCATTTCAATAAGAACAGGAAACTTTTCTATTGGAGCAAATGTTGGAGCAAATGTAAGTTTGACCAACACATCTCTACTGATAGGAAATAGCACAGCTAATTCTACTATCACAAGTTTGGTTGTAAGTATATCGAATTCATCTTCGACGGCTAATCTTTCACCACTCGGAGTATCAGTTGGTGCATCCTCAGTAAACAGCACTGGAGTGTTTGTCGGTGTTGGTGAGTTCACAAGTTACGCAAATGTAGGATCAAACGTCAACATCAATACATCATCTGTCTTTATTGGTAATGGTACTGTAAACTCTACCATTACAAATTCAATTGTAAGTATATCAAATTCAACATCAACTGCCAACATATCACCGCTAAGTCTAACAATAGGATCAGCAGTTGTTAATAGTACTATTCTAACAATAACAACTGGTAACTTCAGTGCTGGTGCTAATGTTGGAGCCAATGTTAATTTAACAACAGCTGGTTTCCAAATTGGTAATAGTAGTGTAAACACCCAAGTAAACTCATCCCTGATTTCCACTGGCACAGGTAATTTCAGTGTTGGTGCTAACGTAGGATCAAATGTTAAATTAACATCTGTTTTATTATCTGTTGGTAACAGCTCTGTTAACTCCTCAGTTAATAGTACTGTGATATTTACTACGGGATTGGTCAATAGTGCAGTATTGACAGTGGGAACAAATTTTGTTGCTAATACAACTGGTGCATATCATACTGGTTTAATAAACGCTGCTAGTCATACAGTTGGTTCAGACTTTATAGCTAATACATCTGGTGCATATCATACAGGTACAGTAAATGCAGCTAGCCATACAGTAGGTTCTAATTTTATCGCCAACAGCACAGCTATTATTGGAACTGGGTATGCGAACATATCAACATCAGTTAATAGCTCTCTCCTAACCGTTGGTTCTAGCTTCATTGCAAATACAACTGGTGTATATCACACTGGTTTAGTTAATGCAGCAAGTATTAATATTGGGTCTAGTTCGTTGATTGCTAACTCAACAGCTGTTGTAATTGCAAATCCATTAACTGCAAACGGATCAACTGGAACAGCTGGTCAAGCATTGGTTTCAAACGGGTCATCTGGATCACCATACTGGGCATCAGCTGGCGCAGCCATAGTAGACGATACCTCAACGAATGCAAGTAGATATTTACTATTTGCAAATCAAACATCAGGTTCTTTAACAAGTGGGTATGTTTCAAGTACAAAGCTTACCTTTAACCCATCAACTGGAACACTAACTTCAGTATTTGTTACAGCTACATCGGATGAGAGATTAAAGTATAACATTGAAACAGTCAATGATCCTATTGATACGGTTAATCAGTTAAGAGGTGTATCATTTAACAGGAACGGATCCGGAATCAAAGACTACGGAGTGATAGCTCAGGAGATTGAACAGATCCTCCCATCACTGGTACACCAGGATCCTGAGGGATATAAATCTGTTTCTTACAACGGTATCATAGGTGTGTTGATAGAAGCAATCAAACAACAACAAAAACAGATAAATAGATTAACTGGTTTGAAAGACAACAATGGCGACTAAAGCAAACATTATTATAGATCAAGGAACTACTTTTTCCACTGACATCTACTTAACAGATGATAATGGTGACGCTATTGATTTGACTGGTTATACGGGTGCTTCTTCAATGAGGAAACATTATACGTCTTCTAATTCACAGAGTTTTACTGTTGCTCTCAACAGTTCTAATG